ATCTGATAAATCATCTGCAACAGAATCTAATTCGTCTTTTAATTGCATTAATGTAGCATCGTCTAATTTGCTTACTAAAACATCTAAATCTTCATATTTTTGAAACATTTGAGTAAACATCGGAGCATTATCGTCTAAGTACTCAAGTGCCGCATCATCATATTGACCTACAAATTCATAAACTGCATCATATGCCTGTTTAACTGCGTCACCAGCTGGTGATTCGCTTAATTGTGACTCCTCAACTGCATCAAATTTTGATGCTGAACCGGTTACGTCTGGTGCATCATTACCAAGGGCCGCTCCTATTGCTGTAACGATTCCTTTTTCTTTTAGATCATCTTTGCCTTTGCCATCAACTGCATAGTCTGGTACCATCTTTCCATCAGGACCTTTTACCATTGTTTTACTGGCTTCGTGCATTCCGTCTTTGTGATGCTTCTCATCATACTCAATGTCTTTGGTTACTGACTTGCCATCTTTACCAGCATGATGATAATGATCATACTTTGCATCACGCTTTACTTCACGTCCTGCTTTTTCTGCACGATCATCTCTTTCAACATCAGACTCTTTTTCAAACATCTTGTCCTTCTTAGCATCCTTTGACAATCCTGTTTCATAGTCTGGATCATCTTTACCAAATGGCTTGTATGTGCTTTGCTTGTTCATCTTGCTTGACTTATCAATAAGATTCCTAAGACCTTTCTTCATCATACTGTGACTGTCTTCTTTAACTATTTTTTTAGCTTCTGGTCGGTTAGCAACTCTGTTTAGTTTGGCTAGTGTGTCGTAAATATTGTCCATTGTAGGTTCCTTTATTTGTTTTTACCCGGAGGGCCATTTTTGCGATTCTCCGGAGCCGAACTACCATTAGAGGCCTTTACGACTGGAATCTTGTTAGTACCCATAATAGGACTTGTAGTGCTATTTGGATAACCTGTTGTATATAGCGGACCTTTTGGAAATACATCTGGATCTGCGCCACCTGCTATTGTGAAATCACTTGAATACTCATTACCGATTACTTTTCTTGTGTAAGGATCAGCAGCATAGTATTCACTTGCTTCTTTGCTTGCCTTATTTTCAGGTTGTTCACCTTCTTCACTTCCAAGTACTGGATTAGGTTGGTCTTCGTACCCTTTGCGTTCCTCTTCAACACTGTTAACATACTCTTGTGTTTGTATGATCATGTGATTTGGATTCATTCCAAGTAGCTCTGCCATCTGTGTAATCTGTGGCGGTGTTGCTGGATAGTTAAAAGTAACATCCATGAATGTAACACTATCGTTTTCAGCTTCTGGAAAGTCAGGTAATACTTTTTGTATTGGAGTCTTCTTAGGCTCTGTCATCGTTACGACATCAAACTGCTGAAGTTTTTCTTCCAATGCGTTTATTAGTTCTGCATCTACATCGCCTAATATTTTGATTCTATAATCAAATGTTTGACGTGTTTCTACAAGGTATTGTGCAAATGATTTCATCTTATGTTCCTTCTATGCAGTATTTAGCAGACTAGAGCTCATTTCTCTTCTTTGTCTTTGTTTAATAACCTATCCAAAAGTGCGTTTCTATCCAGTACAACGCCGGTTCCTGTTGCAATATCTTCTGTGTTTGCAATTACCTTTTGATCTAAGTTTGCTTTCTTTAGTTGCAAGTCAACCATCTTTAGTTTCTTGTTTAGTTTTGCAGTTTTAGCAGTGATAGCATGTCCTAGCATTGTACTAGCCACACCAAATATATCACTTGCCCATCTACTGTCAACATTCATTCCCAAATCCATGAGATCGTCAAAGCCTTTTGTTGCTTTGTCAGCAAGATCATCCATTTCTGTATCGCTTGCTTCTAAACCTCTCACTTGTGGTAATGCCGCTTGCACTTTGTCAAGTTCACTGAGTGTGTTTTGCATAATTGGATTGTTTTCTGGCTTTGCTTCGGGCACATTGTCAGGAGTTACTTCGTCAGGTAATCCATCTTCAGTTGGTAGTTCAAACAGTTCTTCTAGTTTCTTGGTCATGTGCTTCCTTCAAACATTCTGGACATACGCAGTCATGTAACTCTGTGTTGATTGATACCAATGGTTCTATCATGCACCAACAGGTATAATCTGGATTGCAAGTAAATCTGGTGTTACACAGTTCGCAAGTCTTCATATTACTTATTTACGTTTTCCACCTTGACGGAAAATATCATCCTCTGTTATTACTCTAAATGTCAATCCACTGCGTTGACACCACTTTTGTGCAGCGGCCCACTTGGCATGATTCACTGCAACAACCATTCTATCTCTGTTGTTTGCTTTACTCTCAAGAATACTCTGCTTCTTTGGTTTGATTTCGATTAGCTCAGTAACAACCTTGTTATGCTTGTTTATGTATTGTATGAGAAAGTCAGGAATATAACGTGTTTGTTTGCCTGTAAGTGGGTTGATATAAGGAATAACAATACTTTCGCTTGACCAATTGATAATATGATTATTGCTATCACAAAAACGCATAAATGCTAGTTCCCATCCACTGCGGTACTTGGGTACACCTTTACCGGCATACTTTTTAGGATTCATTACAACATAAGGACCTTGCTGGAACTTGTTAGCCATGATTCACCTATATTAGTATATTGCGGGCAGTATATTGATTTGGAGTTGGAACAGTGGTTATGCCAAGTAATGTCGTATTACTGCGTTGATTGTTTAGATAGTAGGCTAGAGTAGCAGTAATTTGTATAGTATTTTGATTAGCAAGTTCGTTTAGTAAAGTCTCAACTGGAGTTCCGCTATCCTCAGTTATTTGAAAGACGCTTAGTGTAAAGTTTCCAGCTTGTTCTTTGCTTGCAAAAATACCTGCAAAAAAACTATATACTGTATCGTAACTATTTTGATCAATTACTAGTTCACGCTGATAAAAATCGTCAAATACTCTTACTGTTGGATCTGTTCCTGGATTTGGATAGTTAACAGTTGTCATGAATATTAACCTCTACGATTAGGGTTTGTACCAGTTTGACCTGGAACAGTTATTGGTCCATTCAAGTTAGTAGGGTTTTGTTCAGTTCCAGTATTGGCTGCTTTAAGTGTTGCAGCCTGTTGGTTTACTGATGTAAATCTTGCTTCCTTAGGAAAGAAACCCGATCCTCTAGCAGCACCTGGTAGATCTTCTTTAATAACACTTCTAGCCATGTTTGTTGATTCAGTTTTAAACATCTCAGTTAGATCTCTACCTTTGAAAGTTTCAAAAGCAGTACCACCTTTCTGTATTGCACCAACTACACCTGCTAGATTACCAGCACTTAGGTCTGTGATAATTCCAGCACCTGCATCTATTAAACCACTCTGTCCAAAGATTGTAGCTGTAGCACCTGGTCTTGCCAATGGTGATTTTGTTGTATCATAGTTTGCATTATTACCAAAACTTGGAATTGCATCATCTGGTGAACTACCGTTTATTGCACCATGATAGTATTTCACTGTTTCATATTCAAAAGTAAAGGTGTTTTGCATAATACCTGAACCTTCGCTGTAGTTATATGTGTCATGTTCAAATGAACTGATAATTGGATTAACTAACACATAGGCTGCAAACTGATGGTCGTTAAATCCAAATATAGTTATATCACGGAAAAATGCTGGCTTGCCACCTCTGGTATTAGTAGGTCCATCCATATAGCTCTCGCCAATGTAGCCCCAGTCATTTATTTCTCTGTCTTGTGTATAGATATCTCTAAAACCATAAGGAAAAGCCGCTCCTGGATCAACACCGCTGGCATTTTGTCCAAGACTACCATTTGTTACTGCGGCATCTAGGTATTTTTGGCTAGCGTCTTTGTAGTAGTATGAGTAGTAGTTATACCATAGCTCTCTGGCTAGATCACTGTTATCATCATGCATAACACATGTGATCGGATCATAATCTATTTGTGTTTGAACCTTGCGTTTCCTATTGTATTGATTCATAGTATCAACTGAAAACTTGTATGCAGGAAGTTTAATTTCCTTCACAAGCATACTCATGTTAGCAACGTCTTGTGCTTGGAATACCGCTTGAAGCTGTGGAATCAAAAATGAATTTATGTTGAACACAACATGGAATAAAAACTTCTTACGTGGAGAAAGGGCCGAGTTATTACTGCGAAACGTTTTGCTCGCATGTGTATAATCTCTTAAAAAGTCGTTTCCAAAAAATCCTTTAAGTACGTCGTCGCCAAAAGCCATAAGTTACTCCTCTAACTTAATTAGCCAGTTACAACGTCACCTAGTGTTCTTCCTACTGTAGATCCAACGCCTGTTCCAAGTGGTGTCTGCACTGCGTTGTCATAACGTAGTGAACATTCAATTGTTACTGGATCGTTTGATGCGTAGTCTAAGTCACCATAGTTAGCACTTACTAAGAAACAACCATATAATTCCCAAGTTTCAAGTACGTTTGGTGTACTTGTCCCGTTACCACCGTCTAATACTTCACAACGTGTAACAAACTTGTAGTCAATACCTGAACTTGCTGATGCCTGCTCTAGTGTATCCATTTGCTTTTGGATTTGCTCACCAACTAATCTACTTACATTTCCGCCAGCGTCATCACGGAATGTTGCTGATACAGCGTCCCATGTTTGTCGTCCAGCAAGATAGATTCTACTGTTGTAGATTGGTACTTCAATTTCTTCAAAGTTTATAGTAGGTCTAGTAAAAGTCATTACCTGTTTGGTAAGTTCAGTTCTAGGTGTAGACACTCCCATGTTCTCAAATACCACCCGGTAGCGATATTTTAGTTTCGGCATTAACAATCCTTGAGTTGGACTGGATTGGTCTGACGCCAAAGGTACTGTCATTCTTGTTAGCGATGATACGGCCATTTTCTAATTCTCCTTATTACAAAAGTATTTATCTAAATTTTGTCACAAAAAAATGGGACCTAAGCCCCATTTTGTTTTTTTCTTTGTTCTTAAGTAACCGCAGCTGAGCTTGCTACGTTACCTGCGGATATCTCACCTGTATTTTTGATTCTAACCGGTATGTAGATAAACTCAACAGCTTTCACTGGCTCAATTGCAACATCAACATATAATTCGTTGGCGTCAATTCTGGCCGGTGTGTTGTTTGAAGTGTCACATACTACCAAGTAGTCGTATATACCACGCTTTGCAACTAGATCAATCATCAAGCTCTCAACTGTGTTTTTAATCTCATCACGTGTTGTAGTATCATTTGGCTCAAAAACAAAGTTTTTACCAATTAATTCTAGTCTACCACGTATAAATGCTACAAGTCTTGCAACATTTATTCTATCAAGTGAACTTCCAGTAAACGTAGTCTTGTTACCGTAGTTTAGTATACCTGATCCAGGAATAAAAGTAATTGGGTTGATTGAATTTTCGTAAAGTGTATCTCTTAGACCTTGTCTAACAGCAGTTTGCGTAAATTCGCCTGTTACAGCATCTACATATCCAATTTGACTTGCATTATCAACCGTACCACGTCTTGTACCTGCTGGTGCTAACCAAGGAAACGCAACATCATCTGAACGTATCACAGTTCTCAGTATCATGTGTGTTGCTGGTGCAACCACTGTTGTGCCTGATAAGTCTGTTGTTTGACAACTTGGATAAAATACTCCAAAGTATGGATCAGCAGTAGTTAATCCATCACCATTTGCATTGGTTGCCCAATTGGTAATAGCTGTTCCTGTGTCTGGTGTACGCATTGGCATGTCACTTAGAATAAAACCTGTGTTGTTTCTCTCGTTGTTCAATGCTACTAGGGTGTTTGCTAGTTCCTCATAGTTAGGGCAACATAATAAGTTGAATATTTTTTGCTCTTCACGTAGTTCTTGTTGTGCATCAACTGATGATTTAAGTGCGGCAACAACAATTGCTCTAACTGCTTTTCTTCCTGCATACATAGCACCATCTGTTTGATTACCACTTGCAGTTACCCATGCATCTGTTACTGTCGGTAATGCACCGTAAGTAGCAAATGGAAAGTCTGATCCATTAAAGTAATCAACTTGGAAACTCTTTACATTAAATCCACTACGTCTTGTGTTGTATAGTAACATTCCAGTTGGATAAAGTGTAGGATCCGGCTTGTCAAGATCTAAATAGTCACTTACTAGTAAACTCTTAATAGTTGGAATATCTCCTGTGATTGGATCAGTTGTTCCGTTACCAGCCCAACGTGCATCCGCAAACAATACTCCATTTTGTCCTGTTTGATCTGCATTGTCTATCAATACCCATTGATTCACTGAAGCAACACTTTCCCATCTATAAATTAATGGCCAGTTGTCTAAGTCAGCAGTTGAAATCCATATGTCGCCATATACCAATGCACTATCATCGCTTTGCTTTGTTGGTGCAGTTGCAGAAACAATTGGACCATCTGGTGATGTAGTACTTAGGTCAAAACCTCTAGCATCTGAGGTTACATTTTGATAACCTTTCCATGTACCGCCATCTTGAATCATAATATCAATTTCACTTGTTGTACTATAATACCAGTATGTTCCGTCTGCTGGATCAATACTTGGTGCAGTTGAACTTGCAGTGTAAACTGGAGTTGTACCAAACCCTAATGGAATCCAGTTACTTAGAATCAAATCTGCTGCTGCTGCAGATCCGTTTCTAACTTGGCCAGTTGTAATTGCTGAACTTATTCCTGTATCATTTACCGGATCTCCACTTGTATCTTTTAAGCGTATTACTCCACCCTCTGTATGTTCAATTTGCACGGCACCAGTTGATAAAACTCTTGCAGTGGTATTTGCTACATTTGCGGCAGTGAAGGCTGCAACAAAGTCTGTAGCACTAGTACCTTTGAGTGTAGCAGTTACCGCTGCAGTAAGTGTGTTACTGTTTTTTGCACTTGCTTGTATCGTAAATGTTTCTTCAGCAATAAATGTTGGATTAGTTATTGTTCCTGTTACAAGTGTTGCACCAGTTGTAAACCTATCAAATATTTTAGTTGTATATGTATCATCGTCTGACACATCATATTGTGAATACAAAGATCCAGTTGCGATATTTGTTCCACCACCAGTAGGATCTAATGCTTTTAATGCACTTTGATCATTCTCATACAACGGGTTATTGAGTGTTGTGAATGTATCTGTTGCAACTGCATACTCTTTAATTACATAATTTGCACCAAGGTTGACATTATTTGTTTTATACCAAACACTACCTGTTGGATGCGGCTCTGTATCAAAGCTCTGCCATTGTGGGTTGCTATAGTTTGGACCAAAGTGTACTACTGGAGCATAGTATGGTTTGTCTGATCTTGATGTACTTGTAGCAATTCCTATCTCAGTTAACAATGTTGAATTGTTACCATCATCAATCATTGCAATACCATTGCCGTTATCAGTTGATCCATCGTTGGCTGCAGTCCCGTCTGCATAAATTTCTAGTTTGTTATCAGAACTTACTACTGCTTTGATACCTGTGATACTGGCACTGTTTATATCACTTGCCATAGTAGTTAAACTTGTTCCACTAGCAGTAACAGTTGTATCGTTTATTACAAAACTATTACCTGCTGTTATTGTAGGATTTGTAGCAGTACCAATTACTGTTGGCCATGAATTCTTCCAACTATTGCTTCCCACTAATACCCAAGTATTTGCAGTAACACTGGCTGCAGTATTTCCTGGTGATTTATAGTACATTGGATTGCTTGTGTTTGTTGTGTTGATTGCATAATCACCAATGCTACCAATTGAATCAAGAGGTACACCACTTGCTACACCGCCAACTAAGTCTGCAATGTTTGTTATCACAGTCGGAACTTTGTTAGTAAATGCATTTGTTGTTGCTGACCATTCAAAAGCACCATATGCACTTATACCAGTATCAAACCAATAAGTACCATTAGCTGGATCTCCAGTTGGACGTGTAGTTGTTGCAGTAAGTTGACTAAGATCAATGTCTGCTCTTTGAACGTATGCTCTATTGCTTACTCCTAATGCAGAATAGGCTGCTAGTAAACCATATTCGTTTAGTTCGTATCCGTTAATACTTGTTCCTGCAGCTGTGCTATAGAAGAACGGAGTTCCAAATGTTGCTGATAAGTCTCTCTGTGATGTTATCAAGTAAGGCTTATTTGCGTTGGCTGCAGTTGTTCCTGCGGCTACGCCTACGCCTGCTCCACTTACTTTGTTTTGAGCTGTTGCTATCAAAATAAATGGAACTGAATTTGTTGCGGCTGGTAGATAATTACTTTCGTCTATAATGGTAACTTCTACGCCTGGTGATGTTAGTGCCATGTTTCACTTCCTTTGTTTATAAATCTCTTACTGATATTTATAAGAATCTTTAAAATAACGACGGTAAGGTTGCCCTTTGCAAAGGTTTAATTTGCTAAATACCCGTATGAATAGGCCTATTTGCAATGCCTGTAACCGACAGATGGTTGCAGTAAACTATATTAAAGAAAATATAACACATTATAGGACTCGATGCGACAGTTGTATTAGAAGAAAACGCAAGAAAAAACTGAAAGAACCACGTTGGAGATCAAGTGGCTTTCAAAAAAGTTTACGGTGTGATAGATGTAACTTTGTTGCCAAGAGTGGAGCACAAATACTAGTATATCACATGGATGGAAATTTAAACAATGTACATCTTACAAACTTGAGAAATGTATGTTTGAATTGTAGTGTAGAAATTACAAGGCTCGACTTACCTTGGAGGGTTGGAGATCTCGTTGAGGACTAATTGTTTCAGTTGATCAAGTGTGTTGTTATTGTAAATGGTAGTATCAAACTTGTTGTTGAGATCAATCCATTTATATTCACTTGAATGTATATCGTAGGCTTCCATGAGATTACCGCCTGTGGTATTATCTAACATAGCACAACCATACCACTCAGGAACGTCTCCACGTTGTACACGCCAAATTTGTCCTGATAGCTCTCTAATCATATCTTGTTCGTTACGGAACCTCACATCAGGTATCACATAATCGCCTGGGTTGTCAAGTATCTGTTGTTTTAATAAACTTACCCACACACCATCATAGTAACCGTTACGCATACAATCAGTGCCAAATTCTTGTAATACGATTCTTGGTGTTATTGTTCTGCCAGTTTCTTTTGACCAAAACTCATCTGGTTGTTCACGCCAAGATCTACTCTCATCAGTATCGCCTTCTAGCATAGATCTATCATAACCAAAGATAGTTGCAACACCGTCTTTTAGTTTGTCAGCAAAACTTACTTTTGTATATCCTTGCTCAACTAGAATGTCTCCTACTGAGCCTTTGCCACTTCCAATTAATCCACAAATACCTATAATCATCTTAGTTTCGTTACTCCTAGATGCTGAAGTGTTTGTTGCAATAGATCAATTTGACGTTTGCAATCTTCTAGTGCATGATGACTGGCTTTTGGTTTGGGTAAATCTGGATACAAACTGTACACTGTTCTTGCATCACGCACATTCCAAAAACGCCAAGGCAACGGTAACTGTTCTTGTTTGTATGCATTTTCCAATATAACCATATCAAACGTTGTTCCGTTTGCCCATGTAAGATTACAATGAAAACACAACTTGCTTAGTTCTTCAAGTGCTTGCTTTAGTGGTATACGACCTTCTTCACCAAATGCTTCATCCTGTGCTTCTTTGGGTTGTGTAGCCCACCATTCAACAGTAGAATCATCCACTTCTCTATCAGGTTGACTATCAACATCAACTCTGGCATAGTAATCTTGTTTTTGGTAACCAGTACTTAGAGGATCAAAAGTCTGGGCCGCGATAGTAAGTATACAAGCTTCAGGACCTGTGCCTACTGTTTCAATGTCAATCATAATATCCATACTATCAGTATAGCAGATAATGAAACTATGTCAACCTATTTTCTTGGCTTTACTGTTTTTTTAGTTCCAATTGTGCCTTTGAGGCTTGACTTTGGTGGCTTGTATGCTTTTTGAACTTTACCGCCTGAGCTTACACTGCCTTTGCGTAGTTTGTTCAGCATGCCTAAAATCCTACTTGCTGGATTTACTCTTTTGGTCTTCTTGGATTTTCTTGCGGCAACTTTGCTTTTTGTCTTGCGAGTCACTTTCATTTGTGCTCGCTTCTTTTGATCTATAGGAGCATCACAGTCTTTGGCATTGCTCACAACACGGCCTCTTCTTGTGCCACTGGTACAACGCCATTTTGTTTTAAGTTTGTTGCCTGTTCTACTGAACACCATTTCGTGTTCAGTGATAAACTCTACTGCTCGCATTAGCCGATTACCCAAGACATAGGTTGTGAACCATCTATATAAAGTTTAAGTTCTTCGACCATCTTATCCATAATTGCTTGGCCTTCTGCTTTCATTTGTGCACCGTTTAGTGCAGTACCACCTTGTGGTCCAGCAATGGTAGCAAACTTCTCTCTTGCTTCACCAATTATAAGTTTGCAATTGCCAACCATGTAATCTCTGATCCACTGTGAAGTAGAGAAGTCCGTTAACAGTTGCACTTCTGGACGTAGATTGTAACACCAAAGCAAAACAACTTCTCCTGAGCCTTTGATATCTCTCATCAGTGTAATCTGTTTTGTTGCACTGTTGTAATTGTAATTGAGAAAGCCGCCAAACATTTTTGCAGTTAGTTCTACATACTGTGTGTAAAAATCATATGTAGCAAGTCCGCCCATTTGATTTCCGTTAAGTAGGTATGTGTTAAGTGCGGCTGAGCTAAAAGGTTCAAATGCAGTACCTTCTCCACCGTTACTAAAACCAATAGTACGTCTAAATACCTGTCGAACAGTTTGCACTTCACTAGGAAGTGTGTAGATATTTGTATCTTCACGCAAGGTTAAAAAATTGTAACTTTCTTCAAAAGCATTTTCAGCACGTTGTCTATATGTACCAATTGTCCTTTGGTATGCGGCTTCGTAATGACTTGCATCAAGTTCGGTGTCAATTATGCCTTCGCCTAATTGTAACTTTACATAGTTAATTACTTCTTGTTTCTTTGTATCTAATGTTTGATCGAGTGTTTCAGTTGCCATAATACCATCCTATGACAGTATTTATACTAATCACCAAGCCTTGAGTATTACTACATGTTCATTGCCACGTCCGTTATACTTGATCTCAGTTGATTTAATACTGGCAAACTGCTTTCTATTGTTGGGCTTACCACCATTCATTAGTTCTTTGATCTGCTCTGCTGGTTTACGCAGTGTTTTCTGCACACTCTTGTTTGGATCAAAGCCAATTACACTGTTGCTTTTTATACTATAGGTTTGTATTACTTCGTCAGCAATTACATATATCAACTTACGTGTTTTGGTATTGTAAAGCCATGCTTCAGTTCCACCAACCATCTTTTCACTGCTAATACTGGTTAAGCCAAGTTCCTCAAACTTCTTAAGGTACTTAAACTTCCTAGTTAGTTGTGCAGGTGTCTTTGCTTTAGCCGGTCGTGGTTGACGATCTGCTTTCTTAACCTGTACATAACTTGCACATTCACCAACTGCACGTTCTAAAAACTTTTGTAAACTACGTATTTGTAATTTGCCAAGATGTGAGTAACCTTCTTCTAGTTGTGCAACCAGGTCTTGCTCGAGATCTGACATCTTTTCAAGTTGTTTCTTTGTTGGAGGTGTCATCAACTCGTTAATTTCAGTTAATTGTGCTTTGAGTGGATCAGCAATAATATCAATTGTTTGTGGAGGGCAACCTTCAGCACGCAATAGTTTCATTAATGAAAACTTGTCTGGATCTTTGTAACCACCGTTGACAAACTCGTCAACTAGATCATGCACTGCACCTTCGATTGTACGAGTCTTATCTCGCATGTTTTCTTGTATAGTTTTACGAACA